TGAAACAAAACATCACTAGGTAAATATGTTTCACGATCATATCCCTTTGTTGTCTCCTGCATGAACTCAAGAATCATAGACTTGTAATCAACAGGACGTTTACGCAAGGCATAAGATAACGGACTGCCTGTTTCATCTAGCCCTGCACTACGTTTCATACGAGAACTCATCATCTCACCATCAGCCGCAGCATTTTGAATAGCATCTGCATGAGCTTGTATGCTTTCTACATCATCAGCATCCACAGGTAATGGATCATGTTGATCGTAGCTCTCAACTTTTTCTCCTGTATCTTGATTGATAAGATCCCCTGTCTCTGGGTCGATCTTGTTCTTAGTGTCATCATCTTTCTTGGTGAACGCTAGTATGATTTCTTGAAACGACATACCATCATATTTAGGGTCATCCAACACAGATCGTCCCTCACCTACGTCAGGGTACTCAATGAACGCATTACGTGTACCAAAGTCTTTGTCCATCAACCGAAGATCAGAGTCGTTAGAAAAGTCCTGAGCCATATTTACAATGGCGTGTCCATATAGAGCAACGTACGCTGCGTACATGGGATGTGTATCAAACTTGATCTTATGCCAATCCTCATGTAGTAGAATGTAGCGTCGTTGTTTTGGATTTTGTTTGAGAAAGAATAAAGGATTGATTAACACGTTCATGCCGTCAGTGGCGGCAGTCTCCACGCTATCAGTAAAAATAAATCTACCAATGAACGGGCATTGAACGTATAAGACAGAAGAATATACAGGGTGCTTTTGAATCTCAATCTGATTCATGTTTACTGCATTTGATATATCTTCTTGGATAGTTACTATACTCATGTTGTCTCCTTTACTTAGTTGGGATACAGGTAATGAACTTCTCTACTAACTCACGCCACAATGTGGCACATGGACCACCTGTGTACCATGCCGAAGCAGTAGATGTTCCATGTCTGTCATTGATGTATGACACAAACAAAGCTGTTGCACTATCATGCAAACGCTTAGAGTAACGCAGGAAAGCATACGCATCATCAGGTGTCTGAGTATTGTTGAGCATCTGCATGATGATAATGTGATGTGTAATCAAATTGCCAGTAGATACTTTCGCTGTCTCTGGGTCTTTACGTATGTCATCAAGAGATACCATGTCTTTACCATGCCGTATGGTCTGAACCAACTGCTCAGTAAAATGACTACCGACTGAACCATAGAGTGCAACCTCCATCAGATGCAAGTCCTGATACACAGGGTTGGGTACATCATCAATCAGTGTCTGTGCCTTGTATGTTCTTAGCTCGTGGTTAGCTTGCTCAAGAGATCGCATGGTAGCTTCCTGTTCTGCTTGAGCTTGAGTAGATTTGTAAGGGTTCTTCTCAATGTCTAGGTGTGAGAACTTACCGCCAAGCTCGTAGTCGCTAGGCGATGCAAACAATTCATCTTTGACAAAGCTCATAGTTGCAATCAACTCAGACTCCCACTTCATAGAGATAGCATACTGTAGCGATACATCAGCATCAGCCGATACCTCAATAATACAAACACGATTCCTGAGATTCTTAGGTATGGCATCTCCCAACTCTTCTGATGCTAGGTTTGATGTACCCAGAAAAGCACTGTTCTCTGGGTATTGCGTTGAGCCTGCCATCTTGTCGTATGATTCTCTGGCAAACGCTCGTATGAAAGGCAGGTCAGCTTTACCTACCTCTTCACGACAAACAATAACAGGTTTCGATCCCTCTACACCATAGCAATTAGTGTTTGACACTTTGGTTTGCTTGTTGGGTACTTCTACCCACTGCCCTGATTCTTTGTCAACAGTTGGGCCAGCTACACTAGCTGAGTTACTAACAGAGAGATCAAACGAAGATTTAAGGTATCCGTGCTTTGCTACAAGTATGTCAGCTACCTCTTTAAGCATAGCACTCTTGGCAGTACCCATAAGCCCAACAAAAATAAAAGCTACTGGGGAATACTCTTGATGCCCAAGTCTAGGGGTTAGAATACTTGCGTACGCATAGTCCCTAGCTTCATTGTAATTCATGGTTTTCTTTTTTATCATTTCTGTTCTCCTTTTTGTTGTGCAACTTCTTTTGCTTGCTTCCTCCACCGCCTCCTCCATTTATCTGATGTTGTCCATGTGTGGTCATCAGGCAAACAGCCGAGGGTAAATTCTGAATCGAGATACTTCATTAATGCAATGACATCAGTAAATGATTCTACATTTCCCTTGTCATCAATGATGTAAACTGTGTTACTCATAGTTGTTCTCCTTTACTTATCTAGTCTGGTTAATTTTCCATCGCTACTCAACGTGGTTACTACTTCACGCTCAGGAACGTACTCTTTTTTATCTGTTACTACGGATGCCTTGTACTCGTGTCCATCTACGGACAACCTAAATGTTGCTCCTATAGAGTGTGACTCACGCTCAATCTTTATCGTACAAAATTCATGCGAGTTTGTACCTGATGTACCCACACATACTTCAAGTGTTAGTTTATTTCCACCACCAAAACTTTTACTAGTTTTGTAGGTGCCGTGATCCTCTACGTTAATCCAGATAGGATATGATCTTCTCATAGTTGTTCTCCTTTTCTTCTACGTACAGATTTATTGGCTGCGAAAGATAGTCTTTCTTTCACCTTTATAGCTACGTTACCGAATGTAGCTTTTAGCACATTAATTAATGTGTACAAAACAAACGCTCCGATGCACATGACTACTAACTTACCTTCGTAGTCGAGATAGACCGCAGGGTCTACACCTTCGGGTAAGTAGTAGTCCAATGGTTGCTCCCAATACACGTATTGCTGATGTACCAGAAACGTACCTACACCCACACATACCATGTCACGCCAGTATTTAAATTTACTTATCATTTTTTATTTCCCTTTCTTTCTGTTTATTTTTCCAGTTTTCTTTTTCGATAAACTCACAAACTTTATTTCTAAGTGAACATATTTTGTTCCATTTTTTATGTTCACAATTTATGGCTTGATTATCTGCCACTCCATACTTTTCAAGCAAATTATAAAAATCATCTTGGAAAGTCATAAAGTCACTGTCATCCATAGTATCCATCCACAAAGGTATTTCTCTTTTTTTAGGCATCTTTAAGTCCTTTCTTTTAAAGTAAATTAATCTAGAGAATCGAAAAAACATTCTGAAGGTTGCCGTTTTTCTTCAGCTTCTTTTTCAGCACATTCTTCTCGCCATTCTATTTCACCTTTAACCATACTTTTTAATTTATCTACAGATTCCCACAGTTCTTCTTCAGTTAAATTAGATAAGTTATGAATTTCAAAATCTCTAGGCATCTTTATTCTCCTTTCGTGTAACAGTCTGTTCTACAAGCTACGTTATGTAACGTAGAATTAAGTATATCATACATAAACATTACAGTAACTAATAAAGTTAATAGTAATAGTATGATGGGTAATGCACGTTCAAGGTGTTTCATTGTTGTCCTCCTTTAGTTATTTTTTTACAAGTATCATAAATGTAATCTAATAGTTCTCCGTCAGACATACCATCAGAACCATCAGGGTTTGTTACAGCGGTTTTATCTATTTCTTTTTGTATCCATGTAGCTAAGTCTTTAGCCGTATTTAAACGCTTTGTTTTCATGTTACTTCTCCTTCTCTTTTAATTATTGCCATGATCCTGTCTGCTTTCTCTAGTAAACCTAGGTGAATACCAATCTCTATGTCAGACATACCTTGCCCTGCCATTTTGTCAGCAAATCCTTTAGTATCTGTTCGCATAAGTTCAGCATCAGGATCGTCAGTTTCAAACCTGCAACACTCTTGTATTGCTTCTAGCTTATTTGATTCATGGGCAAACTCATTGAGTCGTACTAGTACCTCCTCGTTAGAATAATCTTTGTCGATAGCACTATCTCCAAAAGCTATTTCATGAACGAGTTCAACAAACTCTCGATCCACTAGCCATTGTTGTTTGTTAGATATTAAACGCTTTGTTTTCATACTTGTACTCCTTAGTAAAGTTGCGTTACAGGTAACGCAGGTTAATCCGTAGAACAGGATGTTCGACGGGAAAATCATAGGGTAAGTGGGCAAGTGTCCACTTTTTTCCAAAAATGTCCACGGTTTAGACAACTTGTCAAACGAAGTGGGTAAGTTAAGATGTACTGTCAGTAAGGGCTAAGGGCAAAAGTGTCCACCAAAACATGGGAAAATAAAAAAACAAAGGGGGTAGGGAAACTTTGGGTAAGTGGACAGAAAAAAAAGTGTCCACTTGTCTACCCCTCTATATATATATATATAATTTATATTTTCTTATATTATAGTGGACATTTTCTGGACTAGACATTACTGGTGCTTGATCTCAGGTAGCCCACTTTGTTTGACAAGTTGTCTAAACGCAGGACAAAAGTACACTTTAGTGATACAGGACGTACCACAGCGTACGCTCAGGAACAGTATAGTTCCTCTTCCATCTTGTATTGCTTTTGTTTGAATAAGAATCGTGCTTTGTTCTGCTCACGAATGCGAGGGTTCTTAACTTCACGACGTTTGCTGTCACGCTTGGTTATTGCTTTCATTACTTACTCCTTTTGGTTGATGGTTCTCTTCTGGTACAACTGTTCTTTACATCTTCCCAGCTTGTTTCTAGGATTGGTTTCTGTTCCGTAGAACAAGATTGTTCTACGGGGTTTTCCATCTTGTACTGCTTGAGCCGTAAGAGTACGGCTGTGTTAGAACTTCTGGTATTTGATGCCATTACTTTCCTCCTTAATAAAAGATTACAAAACATACGACTGCATATATCAACATCACATAAACAAACCCTCGATCAATGCGATCCATGTCGTCCCACATGAATTGCTTTAGCTTACTAAACAGACGACCACATGCCTGCTTTAGCTTACGAAACTTACTGATCCAGATGTCGTAGTCCTTACGTTGTAGTACAGCATCATGGCGTTCGATCCTGTCTTCTAGCTCATCAAACATGGCTGTCACTTCAACGGGGATCTCTTCTCTAGTACAACCTGAATCAAAATAAGTTTCCGCAAGTTCTCTCGCACATTCCATGGAGTAATCTAAATCCTCCCATGGTTTATTCGCATACACATTGGCAGTTGTTCCAGTCAACGTGCGTCTATCAAATCTTTTTGATTTTGTTTTAATTGCTAATACTGGCATAACATACTCCTTATAAAAGATAAAAAAAAGTCGTAGAACAATTCGTTCTACGACACACAACACACAACATACAACAAGTGTTACTTGATCTTAGTGATCTTGAAGTGTTTCTTGATGAAGTCCTCTTGTGATTTCTCTGCTATGAATCTAATCTTCTCAGCAGGTGTCATCTTACCGAATGGCACGTTGTTAAGGTTTCGCTCTGTCTTGTTGCGAGTGCCTTTGTTTTGTACTTTCGGGTTGACGTATAAACCAAAGTAATTCAAGTAATCTCTCTTTAACCACATCACTATAAACTTGCACTCGCTACTGGTTTCTCTATTGGCTACTACGTTTCCATCAGCGTCCAACTTGTTTGTAAATCCAATACCGCCCTCCTTGGTTACATAGGCGTAATACTTTTTCTTTGGGTTCTTCTTGGTTGCTCTCTCACATAATACTGGTGCAATATGTGTAGCAATAAGATCAAGTTGACTCGCATAAGACGTTCTCTTCTCGACTGCAACCTTGAGAATCTGTCTATTTTCATCGACTTTGTCGCTGTGTATCTCTACGTTCATGCAAGCTGTAGTCAAAGCATGATTTTGTTTAACTACTGGTGTTGCTACGAATACTGCAATTGCTTTCTTTTTCATGTTTGTTGCTCCTTGTAAATTGATTGAGCCGTGTAACAAGTTGTTACACGGCACGGCTGTGATCGAATTAATTCTTAATCACCCTTACAGTATACCATAAGGGGTATAGCGGTCGTCTGTTCTACGGGGGCTTCATCAATATCAATACCCCACCCCACCCCCACCACCCCGTATACACAGGGCTGTGTGTATATGTATATAACAGTAATCCGCACAAATTTCAGAAAAAATGTAAAGCCATGTCAAACATTAGACAGCACCCGGCCAAAAAAAACCTCGTTGACTAGACGAGGCTTAATGTACAACCATAAGAAAGGAGACTACGAGAATAAACATATGAAATTCTCAGTGCTTGCGTAGCACATAAAGATAGAATACACTTACATAAATCGTAATGCAAGAATTAATTTACGCCCGAGGGGAACTCGCTTGTTTGAACATTTAATAAATGACACTACTGAACCTAAAGTTATTGATGATCCAAAAGGTAACTTCGTTACAACACGTAAGGCTACTCCAGAACAAATAGTTGAAGGGCAGAGCAATACAGCCGATTGGCTAAACTCTGTAGGTGCAGCAACTGATGTAGCTGTGACAGAACAGGCACAAGAAACTCAGGCACGAGAGGCATTCCATTCTCTTTCCACAAACGTAGAGACAGCAAAAGTTTCACTAACAAAACTCACGACACCTCCTGCCGTACAAAAATTAGTAGGCATGTTAACTGCATACGACTGGTCATTTGTTGAGCAGGCAAAAGAACTAAGAGGAATGACAGTTGCAAAGATCCTTGAAGAGACAGACCACCCGGATGCTCGAATCCGGCTAAAGGCTTTAGAGTTACTAGGCCGTGTCACAGAGGTTGGACTATTTACAGACAGAGTAGAAATTAAAAAAGCTGAGATAAGCGATACAGAGTTAGACAAAAAGATAAAAGAAAAGTTAAATACACTAGAAGCAGTAATGCCTAAACCTGTAATCAAAGATGTGACCGACGTAAAACCAAATGCTAAACCTAAGCGAAAACGACGTAAATAAATTATTAGCTACATTATCTTCTTCTCAAAAGCTAGAGTTTTTAGAAGAACTTGAAGAACAGGAAAGAAGATATAAGCTACAAAAAGCAAAAAAATCTATGCTAGGTTTTGCTGACTATGCGTACCCCGGATTCAAAGAAGGGGGGCATCATAGAACACTAGCAAAGATATTTAAAGATGTAGCAGACGGTAAAAAGAAAAGAGTCATTATTAATATTGCCCCACGTATGGGTAAGTCAGAGTTCTCGTCTTATTTGTTTCCCGCATGGTTTCTTGGAAAGTATCCTACTAAGAAAGTAATTATGGCGACCCACACTGCAGGACTATCAGAAGACTTTGGTAGACGGGTAAGAAACTTAATTGTGTCTGATGAATATAAAGAAGTGTTTCCTGATACGCAGATAGCAGAAGATCAAAAAGCTGCAGGCAAATGGTCAACGTCTAGTGGAGGACAGTATTACGCAGTAGGTGTGGGCGGCGCGTTAGCTGGTCGTGGTGCGGATTTATTTGTTATTGATGATCCGCACTCAGAGCAAGACATACAAACAAACAGTCGATCTACATTTGAGAATGCGTGGTCATGGTTTCAAACAGGCCCGCTACAACGATTGATGCCGGGGGGAGCCATTCTAGTTATTATGACTAGGTGGAGTCTAATAGATTTGACAGGTAAGTTAATGAACTTTCAACTGCGTAACCCGGAAGCTGATCCGTGGGAAGTAGTTGAGTTACCTGCGATACTGCCATCAGGTAAAAGTCTTTGGCCTGAGCAATGGCCTGTTAAACAACTAGAACAAAAGAAAGCTGCCATTGACCCAAGATTTTGGAATGCACAATATATGCAGCAGCCAACAGCAGACTCTTCTGCGTTTATTAAAAGAACGAGCTGGCAGATTTGGGAGAAGGATGATCCACCTTCCTGTGATTTTGTAATCCAGAGTTGGGACACAGCACACGAAGCAAAAACAACAGCCGACTATTCTGCTTGTACTACATGGGGAGTTTGGTATGATGAGGAAGAACACAACCGTCCTAGTATTATATTACTAGACGCATTTAAAGATAGAATGGAGTTTCCTGAATTAAAAGAAATTGCATTAAAGCATTACAAAGAGTGGCGACCGGATTCGTTTCTCGTAGAGAAAAAAGCAGCAGGCGCACCGCTAATACAAGAGTTTAGAAGAATGGGGATACCAGTAGATGAGTTTAGTCCAAGTCGTGGTAACGATAAGATATCTAGGGTAAATGCAGTTTCTGATTTGTTTGCTTCTGGTATTGTATGGGCGCCGGATACTAGATGGGCAAGAGATGTAATTGAAGAGGTTGTTAGTTTTCCAGTTGGAGAACATGACGACTATGTAGATACAATGTCACAAGCGTTACTTAGATTTAGAAACGGGGGGTTTATAACTTTACCTTCAGATGAGCCAGACTCTCCTCAGTTTTTTAAATCAAGTAGAAGAGCCGCATACTATTAAGGATATATTATGGCAGTGGAAAAATCTTTATATCAAGCTCCGACTGGAGTAGAAGAAGAAATAAAAGATCAACTAGGGGAACCAGATTTAGAAATAGAGATTGAAGACCCGGAGAAAGTTACTGTACGTGCAGGTGATATGGAATTAGTTATTGATCCAGATGCTGAAGCAGAAGAAGACTTTTATAAAAACCTTGCTGAAGATTTAACTGGGGATGAACTAGAGTTTCTTGGTACTGACTTATTAGAAGAAATAAAAGGTGATATAGGTTCACGAAAAGATTGGGAACAAACTTACAAAGAAGGCATTACTTTATTAGGCTTAAAGTACGAAGAAAGAACAGAGCCGTGGAGTGGAGCTTCTGGAGTATTTCACCCAATGATTACAGAAGCTGTAGTACGTTTTCAAAGTGAAACTATTATGGAGACTTTCCCCGCACAAGGGCCAGTCAAAACAAAAATTATTGGTAAAGACTCTGCAGAAAAAGATGCTGCAGCTAAACGGGTTAAAGAAGATTTAAACTATGAGTTAACAGAACGTATGCCTGAGTTTAGAACAGAGCATGAACGGATGCTTTGGAATCTGCCTGCTACAGGATCAGCTTTTAAAAAAGTTTACTTTGATCCTTCACTACAAAGACAGACATCTTTATTTATTCCTGCAGAAGATATTATTATTTCTTATGGAGCGTCAAGTATTGAAACAGCAGAACGTGTTACGCACCGTATGTATAAAACTAGTAACGAGATTAGAAAGCTGCAGGTTGCAGGATTTTATAGAGATATAGAGTTAGGCGATCCTCCTAAGATAAAAGATGAGTTACAAGAAAAGAAAGATCAGGAAACAGGATTCTCTAGTGCTAACGATGATAGGTATGTTTTATATGAGAGCCATGTTAATTTAGATATTGTTGGGTATGAAGATGAGGATGATGGCAAACCTACAGGCATAGCCATTCCATATGTAGTTACTTTAGTAGAAGGTACAGGAGAAGTATTGGCTATTCGTAGAAACTTCTATGAGGATGATGATACAAAAGCAAAACGAAATCACTTTGTTCACTACATGTATATACCGGGATACGGTGTGTATGGCTTTGGATTATTCCATTTAATCGGAGGCTTTGCTAAATCTGCTACTAGTATTATGCGTCAACTTGTTGATGCGGGAACTTTAGCTAATCTTCCCGGTGGTTTAAAAGCTAGAGGGTTACGTATAAAAGGAGATGACACTCCGATTGCTCCGGGTGAGTTTCGTGATGTAGATGTAGGTTCCGGGGCTATTCGAGATAACATTCTTCCGCTTCCGTATAAAGAACCTAGTGGAACGCTGTATCAGTTACTAGGAACTATTGTTGAAGAAGGTAGAAGATTTGCGTCTACAGCGGATATGAAAATATCAGACATGAGCGCACAAGCTCCTGTAGGAACAACCCTTGCTTTATTAGAAAGAATGTTAAAGGTAATGTCTGCGGTGCAAGCCCGTGTGCATTATTCTTTTAAACAAGAACTTCAACTATTAGCAAATATTATTAAGGACTATTCAGATGATGAATATGAATACGATCCTAAAGGCGCACCTCGTCAAGCTAAAAAAGAAGACTATGATGAAGTAGAGATTATTCCTGTAAGTGATCCTAATGCTGCAACTATGTCACAGCGTGTTGTACAGTATCAAGCAGTTATACAACTAGCACAAGGCGCTCCACAGATTTATGATTTACCTGCACTACATAGACAAATGTTAGAGGTGTTAGGTATTAAGAATGCAGCGAAGTTAGTTCCTGTTGAAGATGATTATAAACCTCGTGATCCGGTGTCTGAGAATATGGACATTATTAATGATAAACCTGTAAAAGCGTTTATATATCAAGATCACGAAGCACACTTAACTGTTCACATGACAGCTATGCAAGATCCAAAGATACGACAACTTATGGGACAAAACCCTAAAGCAAATCAAATGATGTCAGCACTACAGGCGCATATAGCAGAACACGTAGCGTTTGCATATAGAAATAAAATTGAAGAACAGTTAGGCGCTCCACTTCCTAAGCCTGATGAGGATATGCCTGAAGAACTTGAACTACAAGTCTCTCGTCTTGCAGCAGAAGCAGGTAAACGATTACTAACAGTCAATCAACAGGAAGCAGCACAACAACAAGCTCAGCAACAGGCTCAAGATCCTATTGTTCAAATGCAGCAACAAGAGCTTGCTTTGAAAAAAGCAGAGTTTGAGTTAAAGAAACAAAAGATGATGGCTGATGCAGCCACTACTGCAGAACAATTAAAACTTAAAGAGAAAGAGTTTCTTGCTGACACTGCCGCTAAAGCAGATGAATTAAAGTTAAAAGAAAAAGAAATATTAACTGAGGCCGCAGCTAAAGCAGATGAGCTTCGATTAAAAGGAGAAATTGAAGGAGTAAGAGTTGGAGTAGACATAGGTAAAGCAAAAGATAACTTACGTCAAAGGACTCCTAAATGATAGATGCTTTTACTAGGGTTATGAAAGCTAAGATTCAAGAAGATATAAATCACTACTCTGATGCAGTCACATCAGGTAGTTGCAAAAGTTTTGATGAATATCAAAAACTCTGTGGGCTGATTCAAGGCTTACGCACTGCAGAGGATCACTTACTTAGCCTTGCTAAACAAGTAGAGGAATCAGATGGCTGATAATGACGACACTCAAGCAAAACAATTACCTAAACCACAAGGCTGGCGTATTCTTTGTGCTTTACCAGAAATAGAAGATACTTTTGGTGAATCCGGTATTTATAAACCAGATGCTGTAATGAAACAAGAAGAGTTTGGTACAACTGTTTTGTTTGTTGTAGAGGTTGGCGATTTAGCGTATAAGGATAAAGAAAAGTTTCCAAGCGGGCCGTGGTGTAAAAAAGGTGACTTCATCCTAGTTAGGTTGTACTCAGGTACAAGATTTAAAGTTCATGGTAATGAATTTAGAATACTTAACGACGATCAGGTTGAAGCAGTTGTAGAAGATCCACGAGGTTACTCTCGTGCTTAAAAGGAGTAGGACATGAATGAAGCTGTTAAAGATAATGAAGAAATAGAAAACGTAGAAGAAACAGAAGAAGTTGAACTTGTTGAAGAAAGTGATATTGACTTAGAGATTGTTGATGACACTCCTGAAGAAGATCAAAATAGAAGACCTGTTTCTGTAGAAGATCCATCAGACAATGAGATTGCCGAGTACAGCGACAAAGTTCAACGACGGATGAAAGAACTGACACGAGCTAGGCATGATGAGCGTCGAGCTAAAGAAGCAGCTCAACGAGAAAAAGATGAGGCTGCAACATTAACTGCACAATTATACGAAGAAAATAAAAAACTTCGTAATCAATATAACTCTGGAGCTAAGCAGTACGGCGAAGTATTAAATTCTAATGCAGGCATGGAATTAGAAATGGCAAGGCAAAAACTTCGTGCAGCACAGGAAAATTATGATACTGATGAGATTATTAAAGCCCAAGAAAATTTAGCTTCAGCAAAGTTTAAAGAAGAGCAAGCAAAATATTTTAAGCCACAGGCTTTACAAGAACCTAATAATCAGGTATATAATAGACAAACGCCTGAAAATGCGGTTAAGTTAAGTGATGATGATATTAAATGGCAAACACGGAATCCGTGGTTTAACTCAAATCAACACATGACTGATTATGCAATGCAGGTGCATCATTCGTTAGTCAACTCAGGTGTTGCAGTTGGTACGAAAAATTACTACGAGGATGTTGATTCTCGTATGCGAAATGAATTTCCAGATTATTTTGGAGATGCACGGAAAGAACCGAAAGCAAAACCAGCTACTGTGGTAGCCGCACCCTCTCGTACAACGGGTAAAAAGAAAATTACTTTGACAAAATCTCAAACAGCAATAGCAAAGCGGTTGGGGTTATCAAACGAACAGTACGCTAGAGAAGTCCTTAAATTAAATTCGGAGTCTTAATATGTCATCAAAAAATAGTCGTGAATCAAGAAGTTCAAATACTCGTGAAACTAAAACTCGTGCTGTATACACGCCTTCTAGTTCATTACCCGTACCTAATAAACGTCCCGGCATAAAGCATCGTTGGATTGCTACGCATGTGCTTGGAGAATCTGTACAGAGTAATGTGTCTAAGAAAAATAGAGAAGGATGGGAGCCTGTAAAAGCAGACGACTATCCAGAGTTAAGATTAACTGGTGATGTTAACGGTAATGTTGAACTTGGTGGTTTAATGCTCTGCAGTATACCTGAAGATATGGTTGAAGCTAGAACAGAGTATTTTAAAGATAAAAGCCAAGCTCAAATAGATTCTGTTGATAACAACTTTATGCGTAATAGTGATCCAAGAATGCCTTTGTTTAGTGATAAAAAATCATCTACTACAAAAGGGGCAGGATTTGGATCAGGAACTAAATAACTTTTAGGAGAAATTAAATGGCAGCTACTGCTTCCCCTTTCGGGCTAAGATCTACCAACATGCTTGGTGGAACGCCTAATCATGGTGGCGCTATCAGAGAATACCCAGTCAAAGCTAATAATACGGCTGGAATGTTTTTTGGTGATGTTATCGCTTTAACAACTGCTGGATTGCCTGTGGCTCGTACAGCTACACCTGTAGCGGTTGAATTTACAGGAACATCTACCAACGCTACTGCCGGTATTATGGGAGTGTGTGTTGGATGTAGATATGTTGATGCTAACGGCATCCAACAGTTTGCACAGCATTTACCAGCTAATGCTACTACTGCTGGCTTTACAGATATATTTGTTAGAGTCAATGATGATCCAAGACAGCTATATCAAATTCAAGGTAGCGCTGCATTAGGATCATTTAATAGTGGCACAGCAGGTTCTGGCTTTGCTGGTGCTGTTGGTAAAAACGCAGCATTAGGTAACTTTGAAGCTCAAAGCACCTCTACTGGACTTTCAGGTATAAACCTTGTTGTCGGTGGTAATGGTGGTTCACTCGCTGTAACAGAAACTTTAGCAATGAGAATTGTTGAGGTTGTTGCTGGTACAGAGGGTGATGCTTTCCCTGAGTTCATTGTTAAGTTTAACTTCAGTGTTCTTTCATCCGAGAACAATCTAGGTATTTAAGGAGATTTTTAAATGGCAATATCACGTTCGCAACTACTAAAGGAACTCCTTCCGGGCTTAAATGCTTTGTTTGGTCTTGAATATACCAAATACGGTGAAGAGCATAAGGAGATTTATGAAACAGAAACTTCGGAGCGTTCATTTGAAGAAGAGACAAAACTTTCTGGCTTTGGTCAAGCACCTGTAAAGTCTGAAGGCGCAGCTATTTCTTATGACAATGCACAAGAAGCGTTCACAGCTCGTTATACACACGAAACAATTGCTTTAGGGTTTTCAATAACCGAAGAAGCAGTTGAAGATAATTTGTACGATTCGCTTTCTGCGCGTTATACAAAAGCTCTTGCTCGTGGTATGGCATATACTAAGCAAGTTAAAGCAGCATCCGTTCTTAATAATGGATTTGATTCTGCGTTTACTGGCGGTGACGGAGTAGAATTATTCTCTACAGCACACCCATTGGTAAACGGAGGAACTAATTCTAATGAACCTGCAACTGCGGCTGACTTAAATGAAACTTCTCTCGAAGCTGCTGTTATTCAAATAGCTGCTTGGACAGATGAGCGTGGGTTATTAATTGCGGCTAAACCTCGCAAGTTAATTATTCCACCAGCATTGATGTTTGTTGCAACTCGTTTGTTAGAAACTGACTTACGTGTGTCTACTGCTGATAATGATCTAAACGCGATTAAAACTAATGGAGCTATTCCAGAAGGATACGCTGTTAATCATTATTTAACAGATACAGATGCTTGGTTCTTAACAACCGATATACCGAATGGCTTGAAGCACTTTGTTCGTTCCCCAATGAATACATCTATGGATGGAGACTTTGATACGGGTAATGTGCGCTATAAAGCTCGTGAAAGATATTCCTTTGGATTTTCCGATCCGCTTGGAATGTTTGGATCACCGGGAGCAGCATAATGATAGGGGGCTTTGGCCCCCTGTTGTTTTCTAGGGTTAAAATTATATCAACTGACCTAGCAGACTTATTAGAGATGATATAATTAATGTGCTAATACACAAGGAGAATTAAATGGGTACTACTACCTTTTCAGGACCAGTAAAATCAAATGCTGGCGTTACCTCTTTAGGACAGGTACAAAGTGGAACTATTGAAACCACTACAGGAACTACCGTAGGTACAGATGTAAATAATATGGGTGCTGTCTTGTTGTCTCAATCAGCAAGAGTTGATGTAGTTGGGGCTACCGCTTCAACAGTCATAGCTACCTTACCTGCTGGATCACAAATTACCAATGTATATTTAAATGTTTTTGAGGCTGTGAGTGCGTGTGCAGCAGCGACTTTTGTTATCGGAACAGGTACAGCAGATGCGTCCTTTTTAGGAAGCACTGACATTACATCTGTGGCAAATGTAAGAAGCTCTGCGATGGCATCTGCGTCAATTAATGTAGGTTTAACAGATTTACAAGTTGTAGGAACTTTTTTCCCTGCTTCTGCGGCAAATTTAGGAACTTTGGGGGATGCAGTGGCTACAGTTGAATACAGACAACCTGCTTCCGCTGGTGGATTTTATACTATTTAATGAGGAGTAAATTATGCAATCAGATGTATTTGCTATTACACCTTCCTCTGATAATAATTTTTATTTTGCATCAGCAACGGCCACAGGTACTATATCGCTACTAAAAAGTATTCCTAGTAGAAACGGTGCTGGGTATAAAGTAGCTGTTCAAAATAGTGTGGGTGATGATTCTGGTACTAACTATAATATCTCAGGATTTGTAGTTGGTGACTTAGGAGCGTCAACAGTAACTGAAACCCTTGCAGGTGGAGAAAGTGCAGTAACTGTATTTACTACTAACTATTTTGCAGAGGTAACTAACTTTGCTGTTGCTGCTGGAACGTCTGTAGGAACTATACAAGTTGGTTTTGGTGGTGACAATACTATAGCTCTTCCTAGAACTAGGATTAAAGCATTTAACTATGCAGCACCTACAGCCGCAGGTTCTATTACAGTTACTAGAGATGATAACAGTACATTACCTATTCTTGAGATAAATTCTCCTGCAGGTATTGTTGAGTCTAGTCATCTGACTATTCCAGAAAACGGAGTGTTAACTACAGGCAGTAATACTAACAATTTTGCAATTGTTACATTAAGTAATATTACTAGCTTGACGTTATATTGTGGCTAAGTCTAAAGGAATGGGTATCAAAACCTCTGTAAAGTCTGGCAATTTTCGCAAGACTAAACAGGGGGCTGGTATGACTAAGAAGGGAGTAGCTGCTTATCGCAAAGCTAACCCCGGTTCTAAGTTAAAGACTGCTGTTACGGGTAGCGTTAAAAAAGGTTCTAAGGATGCTAAAAGACGTAAGTCTTTCTGCGCTCGTTCTGCTGGACAAATGAAACAATTTCCTAAAGCAGCTAAAGACCCTAACAGTCGTTTACGACAAGCTAGAAAAAGGTGGAAGTGTTAATGGATACAGATATTAAAAGTGAAGTAGCTGTTCAGGCTAATGAGATCAAACATATTCAAGATGATATGGATGAGATGAAAGCCGATATTGAACAGATTAAAAAGTCTGTAGATAATATAGACAAACTGCTATCGGAAGCTAAAGGCGGTTGGAGAACTTTAATATGGGCAGCGGGTGCAGGAGGGGCTGTTGCCGCTTTTGTAATTACAGTACAACAATTTTTTTGGGGTAAATAAAAAAGAGGAGTGTAAGGTGGCGCACTTAATAAGTAATATACCGTATTTTAAATGTTGGGTTAGGAAAGAGTTTACAAATGGGCATCAAAATTACCACGGGGAGTTTGTTCACGGATTGGCAGTGGCTGTTACAACCATGCCAGATCGCTGCCTCAGTTTCCAAATTATCTTCACAGGATGTGAAGCAGATGACGGGAGCCAAGAGAATGTACACGGGGGAGCAATGTGGGCAAGGATGCCCATCACTGGGTTGGTTGGAGACATTGCGGTGGAAGAATGGCCGGAAAGAATGGAAACACACCTCGCTCAACCGTGGGATTGCCCGTCACACAACCACTCAATTGTGGAACTTAACAGATGCAAACCAAGCCCGTGGCTATGTAAAATCGCAGGAGAGTTTCATCAATCGAGATATCTCTTCACTGTGGACTACACCGAAAGCGAAGTCGCAGATGACCCAGCCCAACACAAACAGAGTCATGTTATGGTGCTGACTGATGGACAATGGAAAGGCAATGTAGTAGCCTTACCTAACAATAGAGTAAGAGTAACAAGCCCTGCGTATTGGATTACAGGAGAGGGCGC